CGGGACGCTGTAAGTGTCCTTTGCTACAAGTTCACAAATACGCTCTACTATTTTGGGCGTGTATTTGGTCTTTCTGCCTTTCTTTGCCGTATTATTGTTACCTTCTTTAGAGTTCATGGCTTACGTTGTTATTGTGGTAATTCGTCGCTTATATGAAGTTCCCCGAAATCTTCTTTAATGTTTTTCGGGTCGCCTTTGTAGAATACTAATACATCATCATGCAGGTTGCTATTTTCCCGGCTCTTGTTGAATATTTCCAACGCTTTTTTAACCTGCAATTCTTCAAAACTATCTATTGTTTCTTCTACGCTGCCTTTACAGAAGACTAACACGTTTTGATGAACCTTTCCTACCTTGCGCGTACCGTTAAACTGCCGCCGCACCCTTATTGCAAGGCTGGTTATTTGGTTTACAAGGATAAGGGAATTGTAATAATGAAGACCGCACCCCGTAAACGCTTCTATTGTGTGGCTTACAAAGTTTCTGTAAATGCCCTTCTTATCCCGTATATCCCCGACTACAAAAACCGCGAAACGGTTATTCTTCAACCGGGAGCAGGATTGTTTTATAATACGTTTGTACGCTTCAATGAATTGCGCATAGTCCATGTTTGAAATATCGCGCGGATCATTGCTATATACTTCCAAATCCGCGTAGGGTGGGCAGGAGAAAATCATATCGAAATCGCCACTTATCCCATTCGTGCTAAGAACGTCTTCAAGCTGGGAACTATCGCCTACCGTCCATTGGGGAAAGAATGGGTAGCTTATGCCTAACACCTCTTCCGCGTTTGCTTTGTTGGCTCTAATTTGGGCTTCGCTTAAATCATTGCCGACGTAAGGCATGTTCAACTTTGCCGCTACTATACCGCGAACGCTGCCCCCAGCGAACGGGTCTAATATCCGCCCGCCTTCAATGTTGAACCAACGGTAAGAAAGTTCGGTTAATACCGGGTCGAATATACTTGTAGTAGTCATTGTTTTAAGCCCTAAACGCT